CAATTCGACTCTGAACCCAAACATCTTGTAAGAACACTGCTGGATGAGCCGAACTAGCCGCGAACCAATAGCCATGAGCCTTATTTCCACGGAGAAGTCCAATAATAAAATCTCCATCAGTGTTCATAATCTGATTCGTTGTGGAAACCACGAACCCTTTAGGGTCGTGGAGGAAACAACGAAATGTTATCCTTGTGTTTGAATGTATTTCTTAATGGTTTCGGGACTTACCTCCCCAATGGAACAACTAAAATAACCATCTGAAAATAGTGTGTTTTCCGCCCAATAATGACTTTTTAGAAATGCCTTATGTTTCTTGTATATCCTAAATGTTGAAATGGACTTGAAGTTATTCACCATTTCCAAGACAGATTTTTTGGGAGGATAATCTACCATTAGATGTATGTGGTCAATGTCCGTATCCATAGCAACAATAGTTATATCCTTCTCATTGGCAATATCATACATAATCTGTTTCAAATCATCACTCAGCGAACCTGTTAGAATTTTCTTACGATATTTGGTAGAAAATACCAGATGCACTTGGAGCAGATACTTTGAATGATTTTGACTATGATACATTGCCATACCAATAAATATATCATCTATTTGGAAAAAAGTCAACATTTTTCTTGATTGAATGACTATTTATGTGTATAATAGATTAGAATGATAACGTATAACACAATGTTAATAGGAGATACAAGCGAACTTAAACGCTTGCTTGAACTCCATCGTATTGCGTTTAATCATGCGTCCAAAGAACAATTCCCAGAGACAAAGAACTCTCTCGTAGTTCTACACTCCAAGGTCTATAGAAATGTTAGAAAGCAGTATCCAGAAATTCCATCACAGGTTGTTATTAAAGCAGAGCAGGAATGTTTGGCTAGTTACCGTTCTGTCAAATCCAACAAACATAAATTGAAGAAACCAATTGAGAAGAAGAACCTCTCAATGAGATTGGATAAACGACTCTATTCCATTCCTGATAAGTCCTCTATTCGTATTACTGGTTCCAATGGACGACAGACTTACAAATTCGTTGTATATCCCCGACTCAAAGAATTGATGGAAAAGTATCCATATCAAGACCCACTCATTTACGAAAATGGGGGCAAGATTTACATTTCGTTCCCATTTGAGAATAAACAACCACAAGTTAAGCAACGATTGGCATTAGGTGTGGATATTGGAATTCGTAGAAGTGCTGCTTGTTCGGATGGACGACTTATTATTGATAAAAAGTTCAATGGTGAGAAACGAAAACTGAGACATCTCAAAGACGAACTCAAGTCCAAAGGAACAAAAAGTGCTCGTAGGAAACTCCGTTATTCGTTACGAAGAAAAGAACGAAATAAGAATAAGAACCAAACCCATTTGATTTCCAATGCCGTTCTACAAACGGATGCCGATACAATTTGTCTTGAAAACCTCAAGAGCATAAAAAGAAAAAAGAACAAATACCAAAACAAAAGAAGTATATCACAAGTTCCAATGTTTGAACTTCGTAGAGTAATAACCTATAAGGCACAGAACCAAGGTAAGACGGTTCTGCTTGTTTGCCCTTCTTACACATCACAACGGGACTCGGTAACGGGTAAAGTTGAAGGTGAACGAAGAGGTTGTAGATTTTACTCTAAGAATGGAATGATATACGACTCGGACATTAACGCTGCCATTAACATTGGTAAAATGTCCAAACATCCCGTATCACAGACATCAAATCTGACTTATGGGCAGGCGTCAGTCAATACGCCAAATGAATATAAGTCCCCGCTCCTCGGGGCCGTTCAAGCACCTATCCCTTTAGGGTAGGTGTTGTTGACGTAACAATGACCAAATCGAAGCAATTTATGTTTTTTTCATATCGTTTATCGAATATAATGTCGATCATAACAATGATCCCGTTTCCACATATCTTCATCGACAAATTGTATTGATTTCTGGTGGGCACCTCTATCTTTAGCCCACGCCCATATTTTTTTCTTAGCATTTGACTTCGAATTTGACCAGACAAGCAACTCATAATCCGTCCAACCATTTCCGCATGAGTCGTGCATTCCAACAAAACGTGCAAATACTCGAAACATCATATTATTCTTTCCATGTTATAGTTCCTTCTCCCGAAGTTAATGATTGGTGAAGTAATGTACTTATGTTATCAATAAAATTCTCATCCAACCACAATTCCTTTCCATTATCTAATTTATAACAATTGATAACTTTAGAATAAATTAGAACCATATGAATCAATTCATGACAAAATGCTTGCTCAAATATTTCTTTTGTCTTACAGTTTTTAGTAGATAGTTTAAGTTTACATTCATCAGTAATACATTGTCCAGCAGCAGGTATCGAATTATCAATCTCAACCTTTACCGGAAATCCATACAAATAAAACTTCTTAGGAATATTCATATTCATTCATCGGCTGAGTATCGCAAAATTCTTTAGCAGAAATAGAAGGAACCTCAAGTCCCGGTCTAAATCGAGAAATCAATACTCCTTGAAACGATGGACCAATATCAGACAAAATCATTTCTGCAATCATTCTTCTGATTTGCCATCGTTCATTAGCATCTTTCGCAAGTATTCTTCGTGATTTCATATTATTCTTTCCGGGTAACCGAATCCAACAAAGCAAAAGTATCTTGCAACCAATTAACATGGTTCGGCAAATTTGCATCTATCCCATCTTCCCGAACCATCTTGATAAATGCATTTCGATCTAACATGGGAATATTAGCCGCTTGTAAAACTTCATTACAATGAAGCTGGGCAATCGTCGTGAGGGCAGTATCTTTCAGTTGCATCAATGCCACATTCCGATCCAAAATTGCCTTACCGTTACATATGTTTTCACATACTTTGTATTTATTTTTGAATCCATCCGCATGTTTAATGACTTCATCTACCGTGTGTAATGACGATTCATTCAACCATGGAAAATGCTTCACAATGGTCTTAGGGCCTGCCAATTCAATTCCGGGAATATCATCCGAATCATCACCATCTAAGGCTCGATACAACACGAAGTTGTTGGGATGAATATGATAATCATTCAGAACCTCCGCTGGGCCATAGATGCGTTTCTTGGTCGGAGAATATACTTGCACTCGTCCATCACAAAGCTGCAAAAAATCTCTATCCGATGACATTATATGAACCTTCTCAGAGTCTTTGAAATAATCAGTTGCCAAATACGCAAGCACATCATCCGCTTCTACTAAATCTATTGATAATAAATTGACCGGAAGTATCTGTAAATATTGAACGAATCTCTGATATTGATGCCTACAGCTTTCTTCTTCGGTTGGAGCATCTGACATTTCTTCATATGCTCTATTAAGACGAATTTTATTTTTTCTATGGGACTTATAGTCAGGAAATAACTTTCGTCGCTTAACTGATCCCCCCGCTCCATCAAAAACTACAACACAACGAGTCGGAGCAATTAATTTATTAGCATACCCCAAAGATTTCAATGATGCTACAACCCCCCCCACCAAATTCCCGTTCTCACTCATCGAATTAGTTGCGGCCCACCCTCTAATAAAAAGGTTGGTTCCATCTACTAATAAAATATTAGAATTTGTACTTCTTCTCCAATCTTTCCGATCCTTCATATTCTGAAGAATTCCATATAGTTTAGATTTCTCTGCTTGATTCAGTTCCATATTCTTCGAGTTTTAGAGTTTTATCCGACCTATTTTCAAATCTATCCCAGTTATCTTCCCAAACATATTTCACGGAATATCCCATATCAGAAAGTGCTTCCATTTTAAGAATTGTCAAGGCATATAACTCACCATATGTTTTATGGCAAGTTTTATTATATGAGTCCCACTCAAAACAACGAGGATTTCCATGAAAATAATTGCCAAAAAATTCATAAATGGTATTTGTTTTACTATCAAATCCATCCACTTTGTAAGGTGCCACATATAATTGGCGAGCTACGCTCGGAATTCCAATATAATCTAAGAATTTCTTTTCAGCGACGGATACTCGGTGATGACATAATGGGCATCCATTCCCAGCCAAATGGCCATCAGGTGTTTGATTAAAAGAACCATGTTTTTTACACACTATAATTACCGGTGTTCTATTATTTTTATATACAGCATTAGAATAATCATATTTATTTTCATGTATAACATTTGATTTTTCGATAAATTCATCAAGCGTCAAAGTTCGATCAGAAACTTGTTTTTCAAGCCCACAGTTATAACAGCCCTTTCCATGCAGATGGTTATCAGGGGTTTGCTTAAATAGAAAATCATGAATTTTACACCGAAGAATAACATCCGTCCTTGCATTTTTATAATCAACTTTCGAATAATCATACTTATCACCATGGATTTTAATGGCGTTCGCAATAAAGTCTAAAGTTGTAAGTCGGCGTGACACGATAATTATCTCATTGGGTGTAGTTTTCTCCAATCCCATGCCCCTTGACCTTTTGTGATTTAAGAATATAATTCACCAATTCCTTAACTTTCAGTTTCTTACTGACATGTGTTTTAGAATTATTTACCTGAATATAATCATCATCAGTTAATTCTGAGACGTTTATCGTCTCTATATCAGTTGGGTTTACCGGGTCAAGCCTTATAATTTTCGGAGGTATTGGCTGAAATTCAGCCTTAACTGACTTCACCGTATTATCGGTCATTGGACTAGGATGTAATATTTCCCACGCCCCCGTACTTTTTGTGATTCGAGCAACATCTTGCACATACTCAAATGACATTTTCATTTCTTCCGATTTGTCATTTTTTACGAATGTTACGGATCGTTCCTCATAATCCACGTTGTTTAATGTAAAGCCACAATGTTCAGTCCATGTTTTCATAATTTATGTTCCGGACTCGTCTTTAACTGCGTTCTCAGTAATATCATCATTTTCACCCTCTTGAAACGTAACGTTCTCAATAATAGCAGAATCGGGGTTGCGGTATTGCATGATATATTTACTGCAAATGGCTTGATAGATTTCCTCTTTCAACGCCGCATCAGTCTGCATAAGTTCAACGAACTTATTCGTATTAAATTCAACCACGTCACCCATTGGACGCGTATATGAATAGCCACGCCCATCACCGGTGATAATACCATGTTCCTTCATGAACTTCAACCAGCTACTTAAGTTCTGAATACCCGAGTCATAATGAACTTCAAATTCGGAGAATCGAAAATTAGGCCCGCAACGGCTCTTGATAACTTGGCATTGGCACTTCATCCCGATGACTTCACCACCAACTACTTTACCTCCAATGCTTTTACCACCCGCTTTAATTTTCCCGAGGTTAGCCATACGAAGACGAATGGAGCAAGCAAATGGTAGGGCTTTACCGCCGGGAGTAATCCACTTGTCTCCAAACGGTCCCGCATTCATATTGTAACGAACTTGATTCGTAAATACCAATAGAATCCGCTGACGAGCAAGAAGATTGGTGATTTTCCTCATTGCTTTACCTAACACTAATGATTTTCCCGTGTTATATCCATCAACCCCATGCTCAGCTTCCATTTCCTTTTCAATTGATGCTTGAGCAACAGAGTCAACCAGAACAGTTAACAACCGATCCTTGCTATTTTTTCGGAATGAGCCAATACACAATTCTAAGTTATTGAACAATTCTTCCAGCGTGGTAAACGGAATAGTTGGAACGTCAGAAACCTTGACTCCAAGGGCTTTCCAGTAATTTTTATCAATGGCCGACTCGGAATCAAAAAACACAGCCAATCCACCTTTCTTCTGCGTCTCGGCAATCAAATGACCACATATGAGTGATTTTCCAGTGCCTTCCAATCCACTGATTTCCGCAATTTTCCCAACTGGTAATCCACCATTCGCTCGGTTCGAGATAGCCAAATCCAACAACGTAGAACCGGTGGATACCCATTCACTAATATCCCATGGATTATCTTCTTCATCCAAAAAGTAAGCGACTTTCACGCCGTCCTTATTGGCTTTGTTCATTTCTTTTTGTAGTACCAATGCTAAGTCATCACGATCAACGGATGCATCGCTTTCAATGTGTTTAGAGGGGGATTTCTTTTTTTCAAGCATAATTTGTCCTTTATAAGAAGAAAGACTACCATTTTTTTAGGTAGTCTTTCAAGTTATTTTAATTATTTTCTATGCGACCTCAGCTTGGGGTTGCGAAGAACTTATCAAACTCAGATGCGAGGTTAGCATTTGCAGGCGTAGCCGTTGCAGCAGTAGATTGAACCGCAGGAGCTGTTACAGGAGCCGTAGCAGGAGTTGATGCTTTTGCTGACGCTACTGCAATCTTATGAGCTTCGGCAAGAGTGGTCGCAGATGCCTGATTGACATCTGCTTGAGCAGCTTCATCAGGATTCAACCACCGATTAACCGCCGCCTCAAGTTCCTCATACGTTTTCTCAGGGAAAATCGTCAAGATGTTTGTCTGTTCCTTAACCTTTTCCATGAGGTCGCGGCGAGTCGGGTCAACGACAGGACTTGTGCTTGGATCAACAAGAATGGTGGTTTCAGGGAATGACTTCCCATCCTTACCTTTTTTCGCACTTTCCTTGTGAAATTCAACTTCAATGTCACGACCATCGGTCCACGACGTAATGTCACCATATTTGGCATTAGTCATATACTTCAGGAGTTGTTTGTACACGGTTACACCGAATCCCCAGAAACGAACACCTTGGTCTTCCTCACCACGAACGATGACTGGAGCATAAGTGCGAGTAACAGGAGCGAGTTTAGAAGCAAGTTCCTTTTCCTCATTGCTTCCGCTTGCACGGAGTTTTTCGATGGTCTCGAGAATCGGGTCAGGATGCCCGAAAGTACAAGGGGCAAGATAATTTTTTCCACCCAACTTATAGTAGAATTTCAATTCGATGAATGGACTTTCAGCATCGAACTTGTACGGAACAATACGAATGGTTTGGGTTCCTTCTTTCGGTTTCCATAGAAGTTTGGCAAATTCCGAAGCCTTGGCACCTTCTTCGAATTGTTTGAGACGCTCTGCGAGTTTTGCAATATTTGGCATATGATTTTATTTATTAATGGTTTAATTAGATAATTGATTAATCGTTAATCGTTAGATTAAGTCTTAACTATTACCTTTATACATAGCGAAGAATATCAGAACTTATCATTTCCAACAACTTATTTTAAACTTATTTGACTTATATTAAGTTAGGTCAAAATAGTTGAAATCTTAAGAGGAATTACGCGGATGGACACATCCCCAGTTATTATAAGTGAGTTCTCATATAACTGCCAATTGACAATAAAAGTCTTATCAACATGACCGTTTTCCTCCTCGATTAAGCGATTCATTGCATTTAACGTGTAAAGCGTATTAGTCTGTTTTTTCCGGTGGATGAGGATCGTATTCGGAAACTTCGGAGCATCTTTCCGCATGTTCAAGACATTATACGTTAAATACACTTCGTTGATATTTTGAGCATTGACGAAGGCAAAAATACGATGACTATAAACCTCGTAAAATTTTTGAATTTCGTCCGAAGTTGTTCGGAAATCTTTTGCGGTAGTAAAAGTACAGAGTAATTGTCTCGTATCTTGATCAATCATAAAAATTAAAACATAAAGACATTATGAAGTTATATATGGAGTCAAAAATTTAACCGCCTCATCCAATCCCAACTCATCGGCCTTTTTATATAGTTCGCGAAGTTGCTGTTGTTGTTTTGATTCATTAACACCTATGGGACCGCCGACATTGGACGGTGTCGTATCATCCGTCGCAAAAATCCTACGAACAACCTCTTTTTCTGCGGCAATTCGTTGTGGAGTACGGGGAGCGGGTGCAACCATTGGTTGAGGGGGTTGTGGAGGCTGATCAATGGCCGCTCCTCGAGGGGGTTCAACCTCTAATGATTTATCACCTTGAAAAACGGACCCTCCACCAGCTCCATCACCACCACCATGACTACCACCAAGACTACCGCCATCTTCATCATCATTATCATCGTTCATATCCGTATCATCAGCTTTAGTATCATCAGGAGGAAGCTCTCCGGGTTCAGGATTAGAGCCGGACGGTGCTTGTTTTGGTTCTTCTTGTTTTGCCGAATCACGTTGCTGTTGAGTCTGTGGAATCGGATTCTTTTCAAAATGAGTACCACGAGCAATAGCCCGGGCCTTATGTTGAGGGGTTGGGAAGGTCACAAGAATACCATCTCGGTTAAAAGCCTGCCGTTCTGGAAATTTGCCCTCAACCATGCGATTAGTTACACTGATGGCGGCTTCACGAGTTATTCCACGCTTGACAAAATAATCACGCAAAGCATCCATGTGGGCGGATTCATCCATTTTAAAAATGCCATCTGAAACTCGTTCATCAAGACAAACATCATTAAAAACTCGGTCTAAAATGTTACTCATATCCTTTAGAATATAAATATGCCATTTTTAAGCCAAACCGTCGTATATTTATTCATATGATTAAATTCAAAAAGATTTTAATGGAGGCCATGAAGCCCGAGGTTGCCAATACAATTTTCGCAAAATTTGGAGTCAGAAATGCAGCCGTCTTAGATGGGGGGAAACTAAGAAAATACTATATGGCACTGGTAAAAAAACACCATCCCGATACTGGTGGGAACAATGAAGACATGCAATGGATTAATACTGCCTACGATGTTTTACAAAAAAATGCAAAAACTAGACCACCTGTCGAATTGAAACCCGAGGATAAAATTGTAAATATAGAATTTCGGGATATAACGACCAAAGAGGTCTTGGACATGGGTCAATGTAATCGGTATGAATATTTGGAAATATGCAGGGTAATAGATGAAGAAGGAATGCCACTTCAACCAGAACCGAAAGTAAATTATAATAATGTCGAGGATACTTGGCTGACCGATACCGTGGCATTCTATATGTCGGAAGAAGAATACCGCTTCATGGCACCATACTTCGAACCATTCTTCAAACAATGAACTACCCATCCCCTAAAGGAGATGGGTTTCCTCTTTCATCCAACTCTTTTGGAGTTGTCCAGAGGCTACTTCGGGTTGTCCCAACCCTAGTTTTTTGATATTGTTTGCTGCTAAAATGTCTCGGTCATGTGTTACTTTACACATCGGACAAGTCCATTCTCTATCTTTCAAAGTTAGAGAATGATTTATGTATCCACACGAACATAACTTGGATGATGGTTCAAATCGTCCAATTTGGATGAAGTTCTTTCCATACCAATCACATTTGTATTTCAAAATGTTGGTAAACGAATTCCATCCTACATCAGCAATTTGTTGATGTCTCATTTTTTCAAGGAAACGATATTCGTCTCTTTCATCAACATCTTTATTTTCCATCATATCCGTTGTAGATAGAGTTTCCATACAAATTGTCTTCACTTGGTTATCGTGTGTCAACTTATGACTTAATTTGTGGTGGAAATCTTTCCTACAATTGGTTATCTTTTCATGTGTTTTAGCCAGTTTAATTCTTTGTTTATTTCTATTGTTACTTCCTTTTGTTTTCTTGGATAATCGTCTTTGTTGTTTTTTGAGTTTCTTGAGAAATCGTTTTAATGGTTTAGGATTTTCAATCTTTTCTCCGTTGGAGAATGTAGCAAAGTGTTTCAATCCCAAATCAATTCCAATGGTTGTTTTTTCATTTACTTTTGGCTTGGATGGAAGTTCTTTCCCATCTTCAACCAAAATAGAAATGAAGTATTTGCCGGTGGTAGTTCGTGAGACATAAGACGAAGATATGTCTCCCTCAAATTGTCTGTCAAAGACACACGTAATTCCTCCAAGGAACTTTGGAATGATTACTTTTCCTTTTTCAAAATCCACTTTAGTATTTTGTGGAATACGAAACTTTTGGTCATTCCTCTTACATTTGAATTTTGGATATGCTACTTTCTTTTTGAAAAATGAAGTGTATGCTTTATCCAAATCCTCAAGTTTGGACTGGATAGAAAGAGAACCGACTTCGGCAAGCCAAGGTTGTTCACCCTTCTTCATTTTTGGAAGTTCTGCTTGAAGTTCATATCTTGAGAGATTTGTTTTATCTTTTTGGTAGGCTTCCATTTTCTTACCTAATGCCCAATTCCACACAAATCTTACACATCCAAAATGCTTCTCCAAAAGAACTTTTTGTTCCTTGTTTGGAGAGAGCCTATATTTGAATGCTCGTATCACAACAATACATATCATTGACTTTTAGAAAACATCAACTTATTTTCTAAATTGTGTCAATTCATCTACAAGGCACTCGCTCTCGGTAAGAGAGTGGAAGTCGTTTGTCCTCACTACACCAGCCAACTTGACTATCGGGGTCTTGACAACGGCAGTCGTAAAGGATGTAGGTATTATGCCATTGACGGAAAAGTATTAGACGCTGACCTCAACGCTTCTAATAACATTGGACTTCGGTATAACAAACACTCCATTACGTGCTCCGCACTTGATGGACAGGTGAAAGTCAAATCACCAATCGTCCCTGTCAGTCAGGGGCAAGCACCGACCCTTTAGGGTCGTGTGTATTTTGACCCCACCCGCTAAAGCAAGTGGGATTTCTTGCCACGAAGTCGGTTAAAAAACACCACCCCGATGTCGGCGGTAGCAATGATGACATGAAATATATCAATGCCGCATATGATGTTCTAAAAGATTCTACTCCGGGGTCATCTAAAAATGGTTATGATGATTATTTTGATAATTTATATCGGCAACGAGAAGAACCAGCGGATTACGATGAAAGACAAAGGCAGAGAAAAGACCGGTATAATACATGGAGACATGACAAACAACAATCGGGTTATTCGGACTGGGCACAAGCAGGATATAGTGGAGGTTGGAAAAATAGCGATTATATTTCAAGGGAGGATTTTCATTGTTTAAATTTTTGTAAAAGAACCGCATGGGAAATATCAGGCAAACCTCCGTATGATGCTGATCATACATATACAGTGTGGGCGTGGGATGGTATGTATTTCCGGGGTAGTTTTTCGGTGTTTGCAATTCCAGAAAAAATGTTTGAAATTTCAAAAATGATGGAGATTTGGGATGACTTGGGTACAGTTGCTGTCTTTTATACACATCTAAGCTACCCTAACAAAGTATTTTTGGTAAACCTTCGAGGTAAAGAGGTCAATCCACCAAAAGAATTTGAGCACGAAAGCTTTAATCAAAATCCCGGAAACGACGCCAAGTTTAAAGATTTTCTGAGTAAAAATCTATAATTCAAACCATAATCAGTTTAACGTCGGCATAGGTTTCTCCGGCATAAGTTTTCATGGGAAATTTTCCATCAAAACTCATTATTCTCCGCAGTTCCCGAATGGTTTCCACACCGTCGGGCTTATAGAAATCATACAAAACCGCATCGTAAGTATAAAGAACTGCCCTCGTATGTTTATCCTTCAAATAATCTAACACGGGACGAATCTTGGGAATGGCTATTTCCCCCTCCGCCGCTTGAAGAATATAGTTAAATATTTTCGGAGGATTAGGTTCCGAAATATGCTTCGTTGCAATCTTACGCCCGAAGAATGGGGTTAGAACATATCCATTTGAATTGAATAATGCCCATTGTTCATTGGTGAAATTCCTGATACTAGCCAAGTATTTGATGTGTAAATATTTATCGTCGATCCCACCATAAAACTGCCGAAAGGTTAAAGCCTTGGAGTTTTTAATATCCGTTTCATCGACCTCGGTTTTATGAAAATAAAGCTTAGCAAGATAGGCATAAATATCCACATCGAGCGGAATATCAAAATTGATTAATCGGCTTACAATGCGAGGATGAAATGTCGTATAATCAAGAACAACCATACACCCATCTTTACCATAACGAGACCGGAAGCATTTCCGGGTCCCGTCACTCTGATTCAATGCCGCATAATTAACCCCATTATAACTGTTACTTGGACGCCCAGTCGAAGTATAACTGTTATAGTGACTCCATACTATGCCGTGAGGACCGGGATCAGCATTAAAACGTTTGATAAATAAATCGCGGTCCACAAAAATACCCTGCCGCTCCAATTCTCCAAGCGTACCAAGAATAAGATCATTAAATCGAAAAAAGGTCTCATCTGGCTCATATCCACGCAGAAGCTCGGTCATATCCGCCACAAGATCAGTGAACGATTCCTGATGCTTCATTAACGGTACGACCAAATTCATTTGATCATGTCCGCTCGAATTCTTTCGGATAAGGTGATGAGCCGGAGTATCATAATCCGAAATTTCAAATATCTCATTAGTCTTCATCCACGAAACTAAATTTGCATCACAGACATTCGGCGTTTCAATCACATGGTCAAATGTTTTTTTATCGAGTGTCCACTTTCGATTCCGAGACGCCGCAAGAAATTCCCGGAAAGTTAGTCCATCAAACTGAGGCCGGGAGTCGGGATGATTAAAGGCAAAATAATAATTTTTTCCGGTTAGAAAATGATGGATGAAAAGAATAGACGGTTGTCCAATAACGGAATGTTGATCACACGATTCTGGGACAACATGAACAAACCAGTCGCCTTGCTGGGTTTCTTGTCGAAAGCGTGTAAAATCGGAAATCGTCTCTATCATCAACCGCACACTATATCAGGTTCTTCACCGAAGTCAAGTTATTCCGAGCCGATTTTTAATAAAAGCTCGAAGTGGAATGACGCCCGCAGTAATGGTCGTTGTCCAATTTCCGGCGTCGATACTCTCTTCGAGATTAACTATACGAAAAACAATATTTTTTTCAGAATAGGGTTCGGGCAAATTGCGAACCAGAAACATCATGAAAGTGCGAAGACCACCAATGCCTTGAATCGTAAATGTTGCCTGAATACCCGGCATGACCCCGGTATATTTTGGATTATTATCTTCATCCGTATCATCTAACAACATAAGTTGCACATCATTAGCCGGAAGAGCAAGCCGATAAACATTTGCACCGGTAGTTATCTGATAATATGTCCCGGCTTCCGAAGGCTCAACTTGTTGCAAAGATCGCATGGTATCATAAAATCCACTGGTATCGGCCTTGGGGGTTGGTGTATCTCCGACATTATCCGCAAGTTTCAATCGATCTGTAAATTGATAATCAAGAAGTTCATTATTCCCATTGGTAATTGTTGTTTTTGCCCCAGATGGATTATTAGTCTGAGCATAAATTGTTCGAATAGCTTGGGCATTACTTAATGTCGGTTTAAATCCGATACCAAGTAACAAACTATCCGCATCATAATAATCAAACGTCCATACCTTACCACCATTCCCAAATGCCATGAATTTATCGTCCACAATTTTCATCGGGGCAGACTCCTGTGGACCTAGAGCATGGTCGCCGGGAGCACTAATCAATCGGAAATCCCAAAATGATCCACATGCTCCATTAATTCCCTCTAGCATTTTCTCTATGAGTTGGGAATATGTCTGTATATCTGAACTATTATCCAATAACCCCTTTATAAACGACAAACTCACATAAATATGTTTCAGATACCCCGAATAATTGGCCGGATATGGTTTATTTGCGGGAGATGGATGTGGAGATTGAAATGGAAATGCACAGCTTCCGACTGCAATCCCCCGCTCATATCGAAAGGCATTAATAATTTGATCAATATCATCCCGATATGCTCCGCCATATTGACCACATACATTTTGTAATTTCCAATTTGGAGCCACATTCGCAGTTATGGCTGCTCGAAGACTCGCTGGAGAAGACAGTGGGCCGCTATCGGATGGTAATAATTTTTCAATTTTATCCTGTGGGCCATACTTGCCATAAAAATAATGCGGAGATTTCGAATTCGGAATCAAACAAATAGTCCCATCACTCGAAATCATATTGGGATGCCCGCCCACAACAACATCATCAATATCAACATGAAACATTTCTTTACCCTTCATCGCCTTCAATGGTCCCGCGTGAAAATTTATAGCTTCAATCACAAGTCCAAGATTAAGCCATAATTCCTTGTGTTTATTCGGGCAATCAAAATCGTGACTTGTATTTAGATTGGGTTGATATTTGTTTTGCGTATCTTTAAGTTCTCGCCCATAAAATACACCATAGAGATATTCATCCGCATTATTGGGATGGACAGATCGAACATATTTGGCAAACTCCGATATTTCGGGAATAGAATCGGGAGGCGTGCTAAATACATTGTTAAATAGACCAAGAGATTTATCAACAAATTGAATGAGACTATCGAATGGTTTTTCACTCGTCTCCTGTGAATCACTATCCGCCGATTTATCCGCCGCATTAGAACTTACAATAAGACCAGAATAAATACGATCTTTCGATGTAATTTCCGTATGGCATCGAAATTTATTCCCATCAACAGTCCACTCAAAATTCGTAACAATCCCAAAGATAACATCGTAGTTTCCGTTGGACGACAAAATATTTTTAGTGTACAAAGGATAAGGATTATTAAATTTATTCTGCAAATCACCAATATTGGTCAAATCAACTAACGACGCTGGATTATAATGATTCCATCCCCACTCCATAATACATGAAATTCCCGGCACTAAGAAGTATGGGGTCATATATTCCAACTGTCGTTTAGAAAAACACACCCAATCGATTGAGGCCCGCCGATACAATTCCTTTTGAATTGTTACCGAAATCTTTTCTATCTCCGGGGCGGGAACATGAATTGGATAATCAGCATTCAGATCATTATCTATGGTATGAGTCGCCTTTCCGTCTGGTAAATAACCTATGACCGATGGTCTGTTTTTGGCGGCAGTAAATCCATATTCATTGTAAAATCCCTTTCCTCCGAAAAAAACAAACCCCGGCTTCCCCGCATCAGGTCCACTCATTCGCCCATTACTGTTCGAACACAATCTTACCCATGGAACCATCGGTCCTCGGTAAGTAGTCCATTGACCATCAGACTTTTCCCAATCACCTTTATTCGCTTCAATATATCTCAAACTACGATTCTTCTTGCGGCGATTTAGCTCGTTTTGTAAAGCCATTGGAAGATTACATGGCTGCCACGGAATTACGACCGCAGGGTCTCCTCCGGATGGATTTGCAGAATTATTGATTGCTGGCATAATAAGAAACCTTATAAATAACGACAAAATTACTGTGAGTTTAATCGGGAAAACTGTCCTAAAATAGTACTTGTATCTACTGGAATACGTAGTATAATTCCCGGCGGAACGCTCAAACGACCTTTGCCCAAATTGTTAGCCAACGCGATAATCCAATAAAGCGACGGGTCGCGGTAATATTTTAAGGCCAGAGCATCGAGGTAATCTCCATCCTGTGATATGACTTGAAGGTCAGTATCTTGTGACAGAATGGAAGGATAGATGGTCGTCTTATAAACTCGCTTACCATCCCATCGCTGTTGTACTGAAGTTGCAGAATACCTCATAATATTAGTATAAAGGAGTTGCTCCCGGAATTGGTATGCTTGGAACTTGGAAGTTATTTGCCATCGTCGCTCCGGTTGGATTTGCTGGGGATTTTAAATTAGGAATTGAAACAACCAGATTTGAACTCCAACCAGTAATAATATCCGTCGTAGCCGTATCATAATTCCATCCTGAAAAATCTTCGGTTCGGGGGGCGTGCCCAAAATTAGCACCACCAACAACCGCACGTTCTTTCTCCAGCAAATAAACCGTAATTCCCAATTCCACTTCACGGGGAACTTGTCCAAAAGTCGCCCCCGCAGACTGAATCGTCTTAGCCATATAGTCCCACGTGGTTCCTGAATTATCCGAATTGAGAGTCTCCCAAGCCGCATCATCGGGAATTGTCATTGTTACAGACTGAAATAAAATCGGTTGGTCCCGATACACATCACCCATCGTCAGCATAAACATTGGGGGGACCACAAATCGGTCATAATTCAAATCTCCACCCGTTGGACTGGCTGCTTTTGTATAATTAGCCGGTTTACACATTGTCATTAAATAGTTGATCCTCTGCCATGTTGGACCCAATTCCTTGAGACTGCTAATTACAATATGAATACTGAAATTTAAATTACGACTAAACCCGCCATAGGAATAAACCTTATCCGAACGACCAATAAATGGCATTTCTTCCCATGAAGCGTTTATACCCTCGGCAATACCTTTGATGGCGGCTCGGAATGGAATATATTTGTCATTGACAACATCATAAAAATATAAGGCAACCAAATCATCTTTGAATGGACTCCATTTACCATCCTGTGTATCAAGTACACCATAAGTATTGATGGTGTCAGGATATCCCGCAGTAGGCAATCCGAGTGAATGATTACCCCCAAGGTCATCACTTACCAATGTAATACCGGATTTACGATATGCTGCCAAAGACCCGAGTGTATAATTAGTTGGAACTTGATTCTTATCTTTCGTTTGGAATAACCGATCATAATTGTATTTGGTAGAACTGCTTCTTAAAATTGTCCCGTCCGGATTGACGCTAGTATAAACTTTACCACTCGCCGCTTTAATATTCTTGAGAATATTGGTCAGAGCAGTTGATAAATTACCAGTATCGTCCTTTTTCTTTGCTTCCGGGTCTTTGGTTGGAAATGGTTGTGATGTATCTGCATAATATTGAAACTGAAATGCAACATCAGATGCTTCAAAATCTTTTCCATCAACCGTGTTCACTCCAACCACATCACCATAACTTACCGGACCATTATTTAATGTTGCGGGGGTATATCCTACCTTCCCAATGCCTGCAATGGTTCCATCGGATAGATCGCTTTGATTAACCCCAACCGAAGTCACCACAGTTCCGCCGTTAAGCACTTTAGAAAATATACGAATTGGATTAACTGGATATTCACTATTCTTTCGAATCCCATTACTACCCGGGGTTCCCGCAATCCAAAGTTGTCCGAATCCAAATGAACCATTATCCCCAGTATAAGAAAATTTATCAGCACCCGCACCAATCATCATTCCATATGCACCTTCATCACTACGATATTGAACTCCAGTTTGAGTAGAAGTCGCAGTTGACATGAATGGACCGGAAGAGGATTGCCCACCAGCCTGTGATGGCCATGCCTTTTGCAACATAAGTAACCCTCGATTTGCATCAGTTGCCCGAAGTAATCCGACCGCTCCGAAACTAACCGTAGCAGTAGGTAACGCCATTTGATTAGATGCAAAAGTTGTTCCCGGAATTGCGGGTGTATTAGAACCATCTCCCGTCCCTCCTGTATTACCTGTCAGAATAGAGGATATTCCCGCCAATCCCGCACTACTATTGGCTCGTTGTGGATTATCAGTCCCGACATTACGGGTTAAACCTGCGGCATCAATGGGAGATTGTTGATTATATGTCTGACGCTCATTATAAGGACTCTGTTCCTGAAGTAATTGCTGACGAGCTAAAAATGTTTGTCCCCGACCAGATGAAAGAAATTTCTGAACCCGAATCACATCAATGGTCGCCGATCCTTTAGGAGCAAGCCACGAATCAGTCGCCAACCATGCATTGGGCGTAGTATTCGTCTCATCGGGATAAATATAATAAAATGGTTCAGCCGTAGACGAATTAATGCTTCCTTGATCGGTGGAGTATGGTGACAACCGATGATAGAGAGCAGAGGCATTAGTCTGCCAAATCATGGCGAGCTTACCCGCTGCGGGACCAATTGGGTATCCCCCGGGCCGAGTTATCATTGCCCATGTTGGTTCAAAATCTGTTTGTGCCATATGTTATAAATAGTTAACCCGCGTCATTATTTATTAACTCCATAATTGCCTTTAAACGAAATCCCCCTCGATAATTGTGTACTTATTAAACTTCCATCAAGATTCACACTTGTATCTTTTGCAAGTAATTGTCCCAGTAATTTATTCTGAGTGTTAAGAGCAGCCAGAACATCATCCAATGTCGCGGAACTCTTTTTATCGTCATTCGATTTGGCTTGAGGCGGTGGGGTTTGTCCAGCTATCTTCGCCCCGGTTGGGGACACAGTAACCGCTGGAATATAAGCAGCTTGTGCTTTAGTCTCAATTGATCCGGCATTTCCACCCCCGTGAAGAACATTAAACATTTTACGAAGACCGGGGATTTTACTCATAATCCAATCCATACCCTTACTGAAAGGTTGTGTCAGTGATTTATGCATACTACCACCTACACTCTGAATACCCTTGAGAATTGATAATCCGATCTGTGATGGTGAATGACCGCCCCATAGTTTTTTTACCCCACTCCACGCCGTACGGAATGGGTGTTTAAGTGCATTCGCAATTTTACTTCCAACATTAGAAATACCATTGACTATAGATGCTAAAAAATGGTCAAATACATGAATCAATGCAGTAAATACATGAGTAACAATAGACTTAATAAATTGAAACTTCGCATCAATTAATCCAAAAAACGATTTTACCGCTCCCACTCCTGCCAAAAATGCACCTTTAATGGCAGTTCCAACTGATGTAATTAAATGCCAGACTTGTTTGATTGGAGCAAGCCACCACGTAAATAATACTTTTCCAACTTTCAATACCGTTGACCCCACCTTGCTCAGAAGATTCCCAATGGCTCCAAATGTCTCGGGCATTAAGTTCTTCAATCCCTTGAATGCTTGAATTATTAACCCAATCGGAGTAAACCATTTGA